ATGGGACTTGGTCCCATATTCCTTTGTTATCGATTGGTTCCTCACTACATCGGATCTGCTGACCTCGTGGTCACCCAATGCGCTCGTTCGCGTGTTGGCTTCGTGGGCCGTCTGCGATGAAACGCAGTCGATAACCGCGGAGGTTCTGACGGAAGGACATGGGTTTGCCGCAACGCGGTCTGATTCTTCTCTATCTGAGAGTAGAATCATAACTCTGTCCGGACGAGTCTCTGATTCAGTTATACTGACTCAGAGACTTCCAAACCCTCCCCGGGCGATCATGCCCAGCGTTAAGGTAAGGCGGGATATGCTCAAAGGGGTAGACATGCTGGCGCTAGCGAACCAAATCGGTAAGTTCCGACCACGGTTCTAAAAGTCCAGCGGTACGTAAAGGATAAGCCAATGCTGGCTAACACCATCACGTGTCCCTCCGCCGTGTTCCTCAAGGAAACGGACGGAGACGATACGACGACTCAGCTCGTGCTGACTCGTTTGGAAGAAACAGTGAACAGGTCGACGTATGGGGAGACAACTACCCATGCCGGCGGCCAGCTTCACAGTGTAACCGCTCGGAACCAGGTCCAGTTCTACCGGACCTATCCGAAACGCACCGGTTCATCTCGCGGAGCTGCGAAGCTCACGATGAAATGGACTCGGGACGTTACCGTCGCAAATGCTGACGGTAGCGGGGACATTGTCCTCCCCTTAATTGGGGAGGTCAGTTTCTCCATACCCGTAGGCGCCAATCATTGGGAGATTTCGAACCTGCGTCGCAGGATCGCAAGTCTTCTCACTGATGCAGCTACCACAGCCACCGAAGCGGCGAGTGTGGGGCAACTTCTGACCGAAGGCCTGCAGATATAGTTCTCAACTGAAACTGACTGGGCGGGTACCATGATAGCCTTCTCTTCTCTAATCAAGAAGACTTAGGTTACATGGTACCTGCCTATTCTTCCGAAAGGAAAAATATGCTGGAAGTCATTGGTTTCCTCATACGAGCCGTCCTGGTTCTTTGTCATCTCATAGCAGAGATGATAAGTTCCTTGGGTGACACGCCCGGTCTCGGTCTTTGGTAAGACCGTGACCAGAAAGGACTAACCTGCATGAAGCAGAAGCCCTCACGCGTCGGTAGCCGCGGCCGCAAGAAGCGGCCTCGCGCCCGTAACTCCACGAACGTGGATGTTAGGGTAGACATCGCCAGGGATTATCCCTGGTTGTTGTTAGGTCACCTAAACAGTGACCTATCCGGTTGGCTGACAGACTCGGACCGAGACTTAGTAAGCGGAATCGTAAGATCCCGTGACTTTGCTCGGTATTCCGAGTTGTCGGAGCGCTGGGGTTTACAGAGTATTAACTCCAGCGTGGAGCCTGTGGGGCCAGAAATGGCCTCGAAGCTCCTGATCGGATCCGTCATAAGGAAATATCCCTTCGAAGGAAGGGAGAAAGAGAAACGCGATGTTGCGATAGCGCAAGTTATCGAAACTAACCGAACCTGTTCAGTGTTTAATCGCACTGATTGGAAACGGTTATATATCGAT